ATGAAAGATAATATAAGAAAATTAGCACAAGAAGCTGGTTTTGCTTTTTGGAAAAACGAATCATGGAAACCACATGGTGCGGTGATTGATTGGTCATCACAATATGATAAAGAATTTGAATGCTTTGTTGATTTATTGATTAAAGATGTGATAAACTGTATTGAAAGTGATGCAAGAAGTATCGCCAGAAAAAGTCAATATATTGAATCTGGTGTATTGTTATCAGAAGTAGAAAAACTAAAAGAATGGTATGGTTTATGTACCTAGCGGTGTTGAGTTGTATGGATTATATTAATGAAAAATAAAAAAGAAGTCGTAGGTGATATGGTTGATTTGTATGTAAGAATGAAGTTTTTCGGTCTTACTGATGAAGATATGTTTGGTAAGATTTATGATAGAGTAATTGAACCATTACTCGTCAAAGAAGAAACACCACCACAAGTTTATCAACCACAAGTTCCATTTGATTGGACACCCAGTAATATATACGCATGTTATCATTGTGGTAAAAAGGGACCAGTACCTCCGAAATGTCCACGTGGAAATTGTCCAGGTTAATTATGATTAAAACATGATTTATATGAGATTAAAGAATGAACGAAACAGCAAATAACACAACAGAATCTATTACACTGGATTATTCAAAACTAACTGCTGATTCTAATAAATATAAATTCGTAAAATATCCAGAAGAATCTGGTTGGAAATGTTACATGTTTGGTTCTAGTCCTAATACTGGATATGGTATGGTTTACAATCCAAGTAAAGGTAATGTTCCTAATTGGTTTGTTAGATGGATGATGAAAATCTGTTTAGGTTGCACATGGGTTAAAGAGGAAAATTAATTATGTTAAATACTGAAAAAGAAGAAAAATCAGTTTGGGATAGTTTAGTTGATGCTTTTTTGGAGGATATGAAACAATTTACTATTGATCAATGTCTTTATGCTTTTCTTACTGCACATAAAATAGCAATTCAAGAAGATAAAACTGAAATTGAAAACAATAAAAAAATGCGTGAGGTGTGGGAAGAGATTGATGCTTTGAGAGAAAGAGTTAGACATGTGGAGAATAGACCACAAGTTTATCAACCACAAGTTCCATTTGATCGGACACCTGTCACCATAGGGTGTAGTGTATGTGGTATCAGTTCTAATCCAATGGGATATGTTTGTCCACGATCAGAATGTCCATCAAAAGTAACTTGTGGTACTCCGAAAGTAAAAGGTCTATATGATTAGTTTATTTAAATATATTTCAGCAAGACGCAGATTGAGTTCTTCTCTGGACACTATTACTATGATGGGTGGAGAGGATAATTGTGATGCAATGACACTCGCACAAACAGAGATGATATATAATGAAGTCACATACTTTTATTATCAAATGTGGAAAGAAGTGATTTATATCTTGCTTTTGACAGCAATTTGTGGTACAATGTATATTGTTTATTTTCAAGGAGAATGAATATATTTTTTTCTAAATGTTGATTTGCTTATACCCAACGCATAGGCAGCATCATTTTGTGTTGGGTATGTGATGCCATCTATAGTTATTTGTTTTGCGTTAGGATTACCCGATCCATTATATCTTCTTCTAAGATAAGTTGCTTTTGGTATTATTCCTATTTTTGCTTTAGAAAGTTTTTCTTTATGTTCTGTGGTAAATGGTTCTCTTTTACATCCACTTGGACCTTCACCACCATCTGTTCTGTTTCTTAGGATACCAGTTCCAATATCCTTTCTACCAAACCAACGGATGTAATACCTTTCTTGAATAAATGCTTGACATTCAGTGAGGTTTTGTGATATTATAATGATACGAGATTTATCTTTAGGTGGGTGTGTTATGTCATTTTTGGTGTGTTTCCAAGCACGTTTTCCAATACCCTTACCTATATAATATGGGGTATAATCTTCTCGGATATACATATAAACATAATATTCTGAGTTGTTATATATACTCATGCTGATACTCCATGCAAGTGTTAGGGTGAGTGGGAACGCCAATTCCGTGACTCACACTTATTTATATTGTTTTTTTTACTTATTGGAGTATTTTATGTCGCTATTTGTGGAAGTGTTTTCGGTACCGAAAGGTGTCAATGTTATTATTAATCTAGATGAAGTAATTGAGATTGCTCCATTACCAGATGGTAGTGCAGCTTTGTTTTTTAAGGATGGATCTGGTTCTGGTTCTATGACCAGTATTACTGTAAAACAAGCAATTCCTAATGTTGAAGTTGAGGATGATGAAGTTTATAGTACATTCAAGCAGTTTGTTGTTCAGACAGTAAGTTCTAGTGATATTGCTAGACGTATTGCTAGTTTGAAGGCATCTGCTCCATCTGAACCTTTTCCAAACTTTCAATCAGATTTGGATGAAGATTCGGAACCACCACGTAATAAGGGTGGAAGACCGAGGAAGAATCCATAAAGAACAGGGGGTCGCAAGACCCCTTTACTTTATCTAACTTATGTGTTATAATTATTTATAAATTAAATTTTATTATGGAGAAAAAACATTAACATTTTCTATCTTGACAATAACCCCAAGGTTTGTGCTCAAATGCACAATGACAAACATTGCATCAAAATGATACTAGAGACATGTCAACTACTTTCAACAGCACATCGTGTTATTGATGGTGTATTATTGACGGGAATATCCGATTCTGGTCGTAAAACCACATCATGGATTCTTCCTGATGGTCGCAACGATGTTTTATATAAGGCAACACATTTAAACCACCCTTCCGCTATTTGGGTAAGACAATCTGCATCAAATTATCGTTGGTTGTTTGAATTGTTTTGTGAATTGCTCGATGAATATACATACAGATATGGTAAACATCATAAATGTGAAGGTTTGCTTGGTCATCTAGCATTGTTACCTAAAAATATATCTACGTTATATAAATTTACTGAACCTACTCCTGCTATGGACAAATCATATATAATAGAAAATGATAGTATTGCTTCTTATAGAAATTATTATCAGAATGCAAAACAACATCTTGCCTCATGGAAAGGTAAAATAAATAGTCGTAATATCCCAGAATGGTTTGGAGTGTCAAATGCCACGATATGATTTTAGAAATAAAGAAACAGGTGAAGTAACAGAACATTCTTTTTCATATAAAGAATATGATCAGTTTATATTAGACAATCCACATTTGGAAAGATATCATTCGGCAGAACATTTACATATAATGTCTGATAGTATGAGAATGAATATACCTAAGTATAGTCAAGGTGATTCGGCTTTTGAACATCATGTTATTGATAGAATCAAAGCAACGGTTCCAGGTAACACTCTAAAGGATAATCATAAAACCGTAGGGAGTAAGTGGATCTAATCTTATAACAACAACAAAGGGATAACATGGCAGTTAAACCAAAGAAAGTACCAAAGACGGCCTCAGAAGAAGTTCAAAAGCAACATTTTAATCTAAGGGAAATAAATCCATTAACAGATAACCAAGAGAAAACATTTGAAGAGTTTGATGAAGGTAACCATTTAGTATTATCTGGTTCAGCAGGATCAGGTAAAAGTTTCTTGGCATTATATCTTGCATTAAAAGAATTGATGGCAGAAAGATCCAGATATAAAAAGATCATCATCATTCGTTCTGCGGTTCCATCAAGAGATATTGGTTTTGTTCCAGGTACTTTAGAAGAAAAATCAAAGATTTATCAAGAACCTTATAAGAATATTGTTAATGAATTGATTGGTCGTGGTGACTCTTGGTATTTCATGGTAGAGAAGAAGATTATTGATTTTCAGACAACCAGTTTCCTTAGAGGGTTAACATTCTCTGATTGTATTATTGTATTTGATGAGTTCCAATCTGCAACATTCCATGAGATTGATTCAGTATTGACTCGTATTGGTGAGAACTGCCGTTTTATTCTTTGTGGTGACCATGCACAGAATGACCTAAGTATTAAAAGAGAAAAGACAGGATTCTTAGAGATAATGAATATTCTTGATAAAATGCAAGATGTGTCTCATATTAAATTTACTACTGATGACGTAGTAAGATCTGGTTTTGTAAAACATTATTTAATTCAAAAAGAGAAATTAGGATTATAAAAAAATGATATTTGAAATACATGCTGAAAAAAGTGCAGAAGATAAAAGAATATTCTTTTATGATAACGAATCCAATACTTTATCTAATGAAGATGGTACAGTTTTTCAGTATGACCCCCTTCCAAGTTATGATATGGAACCTATAGTTCCTTTTGATAAAGATAATCCTATCAAAAAATCTAGAAAAATCAATGTTCTAAAAATTCAAATGGGTCTGAGTTGTAATTACTCCTGTGATTATTGCTCACAAAAATTTGTTGAAAGAGCACCAGAAACTAATAAGAAAGATATTGATTCTTTTCTAGAGAAACTAGAAGTATTGGAATTTGGAGAACATGTAAAAGTAGAATTCTGGGGTGGTGAACCATTAGTCTATTGGAAGACTATGAAACCACTTGCAGAAGCATTGAGTGAAAAATTCAAAGAATTAAATGTAAACAGACACTTCTCTATTATTACCAATGGATCTATCCTAACCGATGAGATTATTGATTGGTTGATGATGATGGACTTTGGTGTTTCTATTTCTCATGATGGTCCAGGTCAATCTGTTCGTGGTCCAGACCCTTTTGATGATCCAGAGAAGAAAGAACGTATTCTTGGTTTCTATAGAATGATGACCAGATTAAAGAAACCATTTAGTTTCAATGCTATGTTGAATTCTAAGAACAAGAGTCGTAAAGCAATTTATGATTGGTTTGTAGAATTAACTGGTGATGAGAATGTGCAAATTGGTGAAGGTGGTATTGTAGATGCTTATGATGAAGATGGTGCTACTAATTCATTGCAATCATTGAAGGATCATTTTGAATTCCGTCAGACAGCATTAGCAGATATGATCTCGACTGATGGGTTTATGGGATTCAGTGGACAAATTCAAAAGATTGGTGGTTTCATTGATGCTGTTCTTGCACATAAAGGTTCTAAGTATCTAGGACAAAAATGTGGTATGGATACAGAAGATAGTATAGCAGTAGACTTGAGAGGTAATGTTATTACTTGTCAGAATGTAAGTGCTGCTGAAACTGCTATGAATGGTGAATCACATAGTGGAGGTAATCTGGATGATTATGACAATGTTAGATTACATTCTGTAACACACTGGTCCAATCGTAAAGAGTGCTCTGAGTGTCCTGTTCTTCATGTGTGTAAAGGTGCCTGTATGTTCCTACAGGAGAAGTATTGGGATATCTCTTGTGCTAATGCTTATTCTGATAATGTGGTTCATTTTGCATTAGGTATCATGCAAATGACTAACGGATATATCCCTACTCTAATCAAGAGTGATAATCTTCCATTAGAAAGACAGGATATATGGGGAACCATCTTTGAACATAAGGAAAAGAAAAAGAGAAAAGTCATACCAATCAAGGTTGTAAGTGAAAAAGTATCTACCATTGATGGTGTTGATGTATATGGTAAATCACATATAGAATGATTATAAATATTAACTATCTAACTCACGAAGATTAAAAAATGACTCTACCATCATCTGGAACTATATCTGTTGCTACTATAAACGGTGAAATAGGTCGTCCTGCTACATATTCATCTGATTTGAATTTTCTTAACAGTTTGATAAAATATAATAGACCTGGCCAACCAAATTTAGCAGCATTCTATGGTCTTACATATTTTCAGAGTAATGCACAAGGAAATTGCAATAATGGTAATTGTAATTGTTCTGGAAATTGTGGGAATATTCAATGTCAGCAATGTTTTGCATCTCAATGTATAAATTGTGCCAATTGTGATGGTTCACCATTACTACAACCTAATTGCAACTGTGCTTGTACCTATAACTGTAATGCGAATATTTCTAGTTATAACTGTAATTGTAATTGTAGTAAGATCATTTGTGCTAAATTGCATGAACTTGGATTGATGCCACGTAATATATTCCAGGCAGACCAGAACTTTGGTGAATTGTTAAGAAAGACAGATCCAAATATGTATGAAGGATATGTACGTTGGGCCCAAACCGTAGTTGATTGGATGGAAGGTGATGGACCAGAGGTTATGATTTGGATTAGGGACAAAGAACAAAGAAAACTAAGAGAGAAACAAGCAAGTATCAATTGGTCTTATAAGATTGCTACTCCTTGGTCAGAACACATGGCATATTTAATGGGTGCTATTAAAACTGACAATGAGATTGGTAGAATTCTCATGGGTATTGGTAGACCTATTTGCCGTTTGGTTTCTAAGTTACCACCGAAACAACAAATGGGTGTTGCTGGTACTTGGACATTATGTTCCTTGTTCTTTGGTAGTTATTACATTGCATCATCATATGTTGGTATCAAGAATTTATTCAAGAAAGTAAAAAGTAAATTGATTGTTAGGAGTGTATAATGGATGAAGTAGTAGAAACAACCGAAGTTTTATATCCAAATGTTGATCCATTGGATCATATTTACCAACATCATCACGTATTGAATTATTTTGATAATGATGTTTATAATAGGATTTTGAATCTATCATCTGAAGACAAACATAAGTATTTTCATATGATTATGGATTATTCAGACATTCTTATTAAAATATTGGATGATGTAAACCACCCAATTTTCAATCATGTACACGCTAATCCATTTCATGTTGCAGAAATAAAATCACAGAATAATCCAAATGATTCTATTATTCCACATGATGTTAATTACGATAACGCAAAACAATTATTAGACGCATTTAATAATTGGAAATCCAATCTTTAATTGGTTATTTTGTTATGATGAGTGATAAAGATAGATATCCTTGGTATGAAAATTCACAAAATCTATTCTGGAAAAGTCCTATATGGGAAGTTCAGACTAAATTTGATGATGAATTTAATAAACAACTATTAGATGAAATTTATGACATTGGTAAAAATATTTCTACTGGAATAGATAAAGATCCCCACAATAGTCTTTGGGATTATAACAGACCAAATCTTGATATTATAAAACAAGAAATCATTGATATAGTTACAAAGACTATCACACAAAATATTCCAGAAATTAGAATGCTTAACCTAGTTGGGTGTGAGCATTTTATGGGATGGATTAATGTCAGAGAACCAGGTGAACGTTTAGAAGTTCATGGACACACCGAATCAGCCATAGCAGCTACCTATTATATACAAGCAAAAGAAGGTTGTGGTGACTTAGTAGCATTTGATACTGGTGGTGCTATAGATTGGGATAGAAATTCTCTCAGTGGGTCTCCTTTTATTAGAGAGAGAAGATATAAACCAGTTGAAGGTAGATTGATATTTTTCCCTTCATATGTTCTACATGGTGTTGATGAAAATAAATCCAATGATCTACGTATATCATTAACAACTGATATTAGAAAAGTTGTAGGAAAGAATTCAGCAAATACTGTGATATTAAAGAGTTGGGCAGGTAGAATGTCTAAGATCAAAGAGTGGAAATGATGTTCCGTAAAATCAATAAGATGTTTGAGACACCAATATATGCTGTCACTGATGGGTTAAAAAGATTTACTGGTATTAATGGTAAAGGTATTGATTATAAAAAGATATGGAGTCCAGAGGAAGACCAAATCTATAGTATCTTACCCAAGAGGTACTGGAGTGATTTTCACTTGACAATTATGGCAATTAATGCTAGAATACCACCACACATAGATAGCGATATCATTTGTAGTATAAATTTTTACATTGAAACTGATAATTGCAAGACTGTATTTTATAATATCAAGTCTGATAGTCCAGATACCTATAAGATAGAAAACCAAACTAATGGGTGTATATATAAAGAAGAAGACTTGGAAGAGGTAGATAGTTTTATTGCTAAACCTTATGAGATATGGTTACTGGATGTCAGTAAAGTCCATAGTGTAGAACCTTTAGGTGATTTTAAATTTAGAAAAGCAATTACACTAGGAACATTCAATAGAACTTATGATGAAATCTATGAAATGTTGAAAGAAACCGGAGCATTATAATGTGGTATGAAAAGTTAAACTTTCAATTTGATATTGAAAAACTTAAACAAGAAGTAAGGGAAAGTGTATTTACTCTTGGTGATCAAGTCATTCAAGGTAAAGACTATGAAACACCACAGTATCATGGTTTTGGTGGTTGGAGTCTACTAAGTCGTAATAGTGATTGGCATGATGGTTGGGAAGCAATTCAAACAGAACAAGGGGACACCCTAGAGAATTTTCTACCTACTAACGAATTAATCTATAAAGCATACAAATATTTTGGTATTGCTCATGGTCTTGAGCATGATAAACCAACTCAATCTTATGTTGGGGAGATTAAGAAAACCATAGACCAAATCAAAGAATCTGGTTTTTATCCTTGTAGAGTCAGAGTATCATGCCTTAAAGCAAGTTGTAAGAGTCTAGTACATAAGGATGCTGATACTTCAGAATACATGGCAAGAATTCATATTCCCTTATGGACTAATGAGAAATGTGTTCATATTTGTGAAGGTGAACATCTTCATATGCCAGCAGATGGTTCAGCATATATGATATGGGTTAATCTGTGGCACCAAATCAGAAATGATTCAAATGAAGATAGATACCATATTATAATGGATGCTTATGATACCAAGAAGATCACTGAACATTTTAAATATGAAGGTGACTTCAATGAATTACTATCTTATGTCTCTGATTATAGAGAAAATATTAACGGGGTAGATCTAACAGAAGATGATGTAACATTCTTTGAAGCAATCCGTAAAAAGTATATATCCAATTATAATGTTTAAATTCAATCCACCAGTTATACTGGAAGATCTACAATCTCAAAATATCAATGGTAAACGATTCTATACTACACCAGATGGAATCCGTTTACCTTCTGTCACTACCGTTATCGGTGCTAAAAAGAAACAATCTATCATGGAATGGAGAAATAGAGTTGGTGAGGAAACTGCCAACAAAATCTCTGCTAAAGCTTCATCTAGAGGTAACCGTGTACACAAACTATGTGAAGATTACATAGCAAATGTAGATGGGTATGCTAGAGGTGCTTTCCCTGATGCATTAGAGATGTTCAGAACTATTAAACCTGTTATTGATGAACATGTAGGTGAGGTATGGTATCAAGAACAGGCATTATACTCTCTACAGTTAGAGATGGCAG